TTAACATCTGCGTCATCTAAAAACGCAGCCATGTTATTCGCATGACATAGGAAGAAACGATCTTCAGGTGGAACTCCTTTTTGGTCCATTAACTTTTTAGTTTCTAAAACTTTATCCACGTTTAAGTTAGTAGTAGAACCACCAATAGAGTTAGCAACAGTTAAAGATGTACCTGCTCCGTCAATAGCATCAATTACTAATTGGTCCATTCTACGACCAACTGCCATTGATACTGCTTTTACAAGCTCAGCTCTTTCGTCAAACAATACTTTGCCGCTTGTAAATATATCGCTATATTCTGCTGCATTGTAGTCTGACATTGTCGCTGTTACTTGTGTGTGAGTTAAGTTCATAGGTGTTACATCAGATTGTGGAATATGTAAATTCGCTACACCTGAGCCTAACTTATTAAACTTGTATGAATTACCAGAAACGCCCGATCTTTCACGAACTGTGCCAGCTAGCATCCTATCTTGTTGATAGGCTTGCTTAACTTCAGCGTCAAAAATGGTAACAAAACTTGTACTAATAGATGTACTCATAATATCACTCCATAAAATTAAAATAAATTTTACGCTAGAAGTTGTCCAATTTGGGCTTCAAACTTGTAGGTTCCGCCTACCACAGGTCTTTAAGACATTCAAGGGCAGCGTAACTGTTATCCTTACGTGTATTCTATAATGTAATAGCAAGCTTTTGCAACTAAATTATATAGTCTGTGTCAGGGTTGTCAGGAAACCTTTGCTTAAACATTTTTTGCACTTTGTTTCTATAAGCAATATCCGTTTTATATTCAGGTGTACCTACCATTGCATACAATTCGTCTTTGGTTGGTAAACCTTCTGCTGTAGGTTGAGCAACTGGTATATTGCCTTCACCGTAAAAACGTCTGATCTTTTGTAAAGCTCTAACACCATCAGCAGTAGCACCTGTTTGCTTAAAGGCTTCTAATTCTTGTTCGTTTAGAATTCCTTTCTTAGCCAGACCGTCAGCCCATTGTGCTGTTGAACGAATAACATCGTCTGCATTTGGACCTAGCTTAGCTTTTTCAGCTGCTGCATCAACATTAAACTGCTCAAGTTGCGACATTTCAGAATCAATATAATCTTTAGCTAGTGATTCAAACGCAGCTTGTGATACGCCATGTTCTTTAGCCCAACCTTGAAACTTGCCTAACAAACCATCGTCAGTTGGAATACCTTTTTCTTCTGCAAATTTAACATCGTATGCGTCAGGCGCTTTGTGTTTGCCTTGAGAAAAGTTTTTTTCCATTTCACCGTACGATTTTACCAATGCTTCTATATCTGGGCCGTCTTTTTCATCCCAAAATTTTTCTGGAAAGTATTCAGGTCTTTCGTATTCTGTTATTTCTTCTTCAGCAGCTGCTATTGGTTCGGCAGTATCTACCAAAACATCTTCAATAACTTCTGGATTTGCTTCTTGTTCTGCTTGTTCTTCTTTAGATATTTCATCCATAGAATCACTTAGCATACTATCCCCTAAACTTTGCTGTATTTCACTCATCCTCTTGCCCTCTCTATGCGTTTTTGTATTTCTCTAATAATGGAATTTTGTCCTTCTCGGCAATAGCCATATGACGCAGATTCCCCAGGTATAAATGACGGTTGTTCAATCGTAATGGCTCGTAAATGATCCAATACTTTTTGCCCTTCCATCGTAGTAAAAACTCTGTAGTACAAACTGTTCAACTCTTTAGCATCAACGTATTCTGGTTTATCTAACACTTGCTCTTGATCTAAACTTAATTCATCCCAACTCATCCTTCTTCCTCCATTGGTGGTTGCTCAGCCATCTGTTGTTGTTGCTGTTGTTGTTCTGCCATCTGTTGTGCTTGTTGTACAATTTGCGCACGCTCTTGTGGAGTGTTACGCAATGCAGCGGGTACTCCTAATTTTTCTGCAATGTAATCAGTAATCTCACCAATCTTCAAAGCAGTTGCACCTTCAGGTCCTAGCTGTGCTACGATTTGTGCAAACTGTACTACATTGTTTACATCATTAGAATTTTGTGACATAGCAATAGGGCTGACTGGTGTAATTTTTACTTCCAAACCATTGGCTTTCAATGGTAATTCTATCAAACCTTGTTGGTCCATAATCGTTAATGTCCTTTGAATTACAGGATTCATCACTTCTGAGATTAATCTACCAAAAGCACTACCTAAATTCTGTGCTAATTCTTGCGCACGTTGCTGTATTTCAGTAGCACTACGTGCCGACATGTCGTCTCTTGGAATAGACTCATCTAATAATATTCTTTTGATAGACATAACCAGCTGGTCAATCACAATTTGTGATAACTGTGGGTCACCACTACGTTGTAATGGTCGTAACGATTCACCTTGTGGTCCACCGTTTCTAGCAACTGGTATAATAGCACCAGGTTTTAACACCATCGTATTTGGATTTAACACGCCATCATCAGCTGCGGTATACACACCAGCAATTGCAAGTGACGCATTTTTAAGCAACAGCTCTTTGACTTTGTTTAAAGTTTTAATATCTGGTATTGCTACTGTTAATGGTCCACGACCGTATACTTCCCCTGCTGCTTTCATGTATCTTGATACTACCCATGGAGAAGAATTCATTTGTCGGTCAACCAGTTTGTATTTTTCTTTCTCGTAAACCAAACAGTAATAATAGAAACCTGTTTCTAAATCTTTAATAGTTGCTTCCAGTAACTCAATCTCTTTAGTGGGTGTATCATTCAAACATTGTGTTAACGTTTGATTTAATTTTGCATCTGGATACATGACTTGTATCTGTTCTGCCCTACATTTTATTCTACGATACACATTTTCTACTTGTCCATGCGCACCTTCTTCTAAACTAACTAGGTACATAGGAATAGAGGTGTATCGAATTGGTGTTGTTTCGTCTCCAGGTTGGATTAACATAACCCCTGTGCCAACACATAAGTCTAATAAAAATTCACCCATGGCTAAATCAAAATTAGAGTTACGTATTACACTAAACATTTTCTCAGAATACATTTCTAATACCTTAGTAACGTCTTGTTGTGCTTCTTCTGGTATGTCGTTGCCTGGTTCTAACTTACACCAGTTAGTTTGCGGTGGAAATAAACCCGACTGCACTCGATTGGCAAATTGTTGAGTTGAAGATATAGCAGTACTGTCAAACACATCAGGCATTTTGTTTTGTCCTGAAACACCACCTTCGTAATAACCTTCGTACAAATTACGGTTTGGTAACGCATAACGATAACAATCCTCATAAACTGATTGCCAGTTATCTTTTTTAGCTTTCGCACTTTTGTATCTTTGTATAATTTGACCGACTGGTATTTTTGCCATTATGTTATCTCACGTATAATTTGTCTTGATTGAAAAGGATCACCATGCAATGCCGTTTGCTTTATTATTTCATGTGTTTCTTTTGTTTTTAAAAAAGATAATTTTTCTACAACGTACTGTTGTTTCATAATCTTGCTGACGCTTTCCGCTCTAGCTGGCGTTTGTATGTGCCAAGGACTCCTAGTATTAGGTTTTTTACCTAATAACATTTCACCAGCAGCTAAATCATAATTACCTTTATTAATATCTGCTAGTGTTGTGTTAAATCCACGTACTGAACCAATTCCAAGCTGAAAAACCATTTCTGTTAATAAGTCTAAAACTCTAGGCGGATGTTTGTTTGGCTCTTTTAGTAATGTTTTTGCTTGTTGTTTTGCTGTAACTACATCCTTTTCAAGGATGCCTAAAAAATAATTTTCTGCTTCTTCATCATCCCTAAAAGTAGGAACTATTTCACCTGGTAAAACCTTATGACCATACCCTACAGTCTCATGTTTTTCTTTTACTAATTTACCATTAGCATCAGTATATTCAAGTTTATAAGGAACTATTACTGCTTTCTTAGTAACAGGATCACCCTCATGAAACTTTATTCTATCTATTAAATTATATTCAGCCACAACTACACCCCTGACTGCGCTTTACCGCCTTGTTTTTGTAACGCTGCAAATTGTAATGAAGCATCTCTGCGTCTTTTTAATCGCTCACGTCTGGATAATTCTGATTCTGATTTACCCAATGTTTCAACTTCTGGTTCTGGCGTTGCTTTTGGTTCTGCTATAATGTCGCCTAAAAATGTTTTGCCCGTTTTTTGTTTAAAAATGTCAGCAGCAGCTTGACTTACTGGCGGTGGTTTTAGAACAGCAGCTCGTTCAGCAGGCGTTAATTCTTCATCCTCAGCAGACCTTTGTCTTACTCTACCACCTCGTTGTTTATATCTGTCTTCGCCTGTAAAATCATCTTCACCCTTTTCAAAATATTTAGAAAAAGGATCGCCAGGTGCAGGACCAGCACCATCAGCTATAAATTTACCTGAAGTTTTTACTCTTCTAAATAAATCCTCCCCTGTTTTTTCACTTTCACCTGATTCGTATTTTATGCCATTGAATGTATATTCGTAACCATCGCCTATAAATTTCCCCATACCTGTGGCTCTACCTAATAATGTTTCACCTCTTCTTTTAAAGATTGACATAATCTACCCTAAAGTTGTTTTCTTGACACCCATTTCTGGATCAGCACGATCGGCTAACAAGGAACGCACCCCACCGTAACGCTGTCCACGTTTACGCTGTTGCATCATTTGCATCTCAGCAATTTTCTTACGCTCTTCTTCTGCGTTTTTTTCTGCTAACAATGTTTTTTCTTCTTCTTGCGCTTGCTTAGCATCTTTTTGAGCTTGCAATTCTTCAGCAGAAGGTCCTGGTATTTTTGGACTAGATAATACTCCACCCATAATTATTTACCTTTTTTCTTGAAGCCTGCTTTCATATTAGCATAGGCTTTACTAGAAATAGTTGATTTAGATTTAGGGCGACTGGTCCCTGCTTTTTTACGTGCATTGATGTTTGCGTACAAACCTTTCTTAGTCATCACTCACTCCTAATAATATTTGGCATACATTGCGTAGTCTGCCTTATCGTGTCCGAATTGTTTCATCAGACCCTCATGTTTAAATTGTAATACAGAAGCCCAACGTTTTGCAACCTGATTTTCATTGTGTACAGTTACTTGGATTCGGTGTGCTGCTAAATACTGTGCGCCATGTTCAATGACAAACTTACCTGTACGAGTGGTTGCCACAGGATATTGGTTGAATAATTTGCTGCCCAAACACCATGCTTCGTATACTCCAGGTACTATTTGCGCAAAACCCCAGCACGATGCGATCTGCTCTTGATAGACAATGGTGATAGCGGGTCCAACACTTTGTAAGGTTTCCACATAGGCAACAGTTGCATCATAAGACCCAAAGTACATAGTATCAGCGTCACGATAATTAAGGTGACGAGCATCGTCAGTTTTATAATATTGATACTTAATTCTTTCATTGCGATTTAAACTGTTGTAAAATTCTACTATACCTTCGTGTGAGGTCAAAGTAACGGGGTTAGTCTTACTCCCCAGTATGCTAGCCCTCTTTTCTTCAGAAAACATTGAACTCCACCTTAGCGGTTGCTTGTTGCTGAGTACCAAACTTAGCATTTTTACGAGTCAATATCCGATGCTCTCCGCCACCCAACATCAGATATCCAAACGCATCTCCTATATGTGAGAAGTTATTCTTAAACGGCACATCCTTAAATCGTTCTTGTCCGCTGCCCATCGCTTCTCGCTTGAAAAAATAACCGCCTGCTAAAGACTTACGTAGCGAACTACAGCTTTTATTGACGATCAATCCCGACTTACCGTTAATCAATCGGTTCATAGGCATCGCACCTGCTTCCCTACGTACCTTAAAATCGTTACTCACTGTGGGTCTGGCGTTCATACCTTGAGTTTTTAAGTGGTCGAACGCTGTGACTTCAAAGATCTCATCCCTTTTGCTACCCGCAGGGTCTCCCCAGATCTGAATGTCTTTGGCTTTTGGAAACATTTTGTTGATTTCTATCTTCATTTGTGTAGTAAATCGCTCTAACCCCATGTCAAACGTCACCAATTCATGCAGTATGTGCCAGCGACCGTTGTCCAAACGCTGACCGAACACCGCAGCAGGCGTTAATCCAAAGTCCAAACCAATTTGTAGCGGGTATTCAGGTAAAAATTCTACGTTATCACTCATCAATACATCGGAATACTCTTGCCAAACCGCCCGACCTTCTTGCACAAACGTGTATTTGCCTTGCGCATAGCAGGATATCCAGTCTAAATTTTTACCCGACAGCATTTGTTCGTAGTAACCTTGCGTTAAATTAGGAATGTTCTCGGCTTTTTCATTCATTGCCCAGTATTTACCTGCGGCAAAGATAGCATCCTCGTAGTTGGCATCCACTTCTTTGACCCCACCAGGTTGTTTGTAAAACTTCCATGGGTATTTACCCGACATTTTTTCTTTTTCTGCCAACTTATGCCACCAATGGTCGTCATCCATGGGGTTGGTGTCCATAATAATAAACCGATGGTTACAGCCACCATGTGCTTTGGTGGGATATCGACCGACCCTATGAGTCAAACCATCGATCACAGCCTTGGGTAACTCTCTAGCTTCATTCACCCAGGCACCTGTCAATTCAAGTGACAATAATTTACGCACATCTTTGGGTGTATCAAGTGCTAAAAATATGACCTCCATGTCAAGTCCTGCTAAGTTCCCTTTAGGAGGTAGTTGAATATGATGTGTCAACGGTGGCGACCAACGCATTGGACCCCAGGTAGATTCATCAAAGATCTCAAGCCAAGTCTTAATAGTTGTAGTCCTTAGCTCAGGATAAGAGTTACGTACAATCGCAAACCTGCTATGACGGATGTTGTCTAAAGGTGAGACAGGTTGCTGCAATGCACGCAACATTATTTCTGCGGCACAAGCGTAAGACTTACCCGAACCTACTGGACCCATGAGTCCACGTACGAACGAATCGTCTTTTAAAAACTCCCATACGGTCGGAGATGTAGCAAAATTAAGGTTCAAATCCTGTATTTCTACAGGCTTTTTGTTCTTAGTCTTACGTTTAGATAAGTCTTTGCTCCCCTCAACTCTAGCCATATCTACCCCTAATCATCTGAATGGTTGCCAATCTTTTATTTCTTGGTCTGTGAACAGTTCAACAGACGGTTCCACAGGATGTTCCACGTGAAACATTGTAACTTGTTTAGCTATCAATACAAATAGCGTAAATCCTACTGTAACTATGAACACTTCTTTCATGTTTACGTTTCGTCTTCTTTGTTCTCTTCCTTGATCTCGTATGTAGCTTCTGGTCCTTGTATATTAATACCCAATACCGAAGGCTTATTGTGCGATGTATCGACATTCAGCATACCATAATGTTTGGCTAGCAAACGTAAGGCTGCAAGTTTGTCGTGCATTTCAATCTCAATCTGGTTGCCGTACTGCGTTGGCGATATCTTTAACTTCTTGATACTGCGCTTAGTTTTTTCTGGTAACTGGTTAGAATCAATAACCGTTACTCTACCTGTATCATCCCAACTAATAACATCTGTTAACTCTGATGCACCAATGGCGGCAAGTTCTTGTTCGACTGCTTCTCGTTTAACCGATGAGTCAGAGTTCAACAGAGCTTTAGTCTCTTTAAGTGATAAGGCTTTTGACATAACTCATTATAAGACTTTTTTCTCAAAAATCACTAAAATTTTTTACGACATCCCCTGTCAGAGATGGTACCCCCCTCCCCCCCTAATGCCCGTTGCGTGTGTGCGTGCGTTGCGTGCGTGTCGCGTGTGCGTATACGCCTATTCTAATAGTATTGTCACGCATACATATCTACCTACTTCGCATAACAACCATTATGTTAAGTAATATTGACGCTCCTGGTGGCGCATGTATGTTGTGTGTGTTGGGGAATATAATTTAGCGGTTTATGGTTCTTTGAATCTCCCATATATAAAGCTGTATCTTTTATTAAATAATAGTTGACATATATATTTATATAGGTATTATTATAGGTACATAAATAATACAGGAGTATTAAGCAATGAGTAAAATAACATTTAAACAAGCTAAACAATCATATGAAGCATTAAGCGATAATTTATGGGATGATGAAAGGACACATTATTGCGAAATTTATAATGTTGATTCAGCACCCGAAAATATACCAACAGAAAGTTTAAAGAATCATAATTATAGCAATTTAAGAGTGTTAAACGATTATTTTAACAAGCGAGGTAAATAATGAACACACAAGAATTACATAATAAACTAGATAAAGAATACCAGCGCAATAAAAAAAATATACGTTGTAGATTAGTAGGAACCAGTAGAGAATTCAACGCTCACCAATGTTATATATTTGGTGAGAATGTAAAGCTCAGTGGGTGGAATAGGTATACATCAGACGATATCGATTATGTTTATTTCACTAAGCATAGCGTTACTATTAAATTAATAAGCACAGCGGAACACGATTGCAAACGATTCGATACAGCAAGCGAGATGTTCGCATGGGTTGCAGGTTTCAACGAGTGCCTATTTCAAATAGAAAGAGAAGGCACACCAGGCACAATCATAACTAATTAAGGGGGGTTCAATGATTAGCACAGGACTAGCCCAATTCATTCTATTTTTAGCCATGATATTAATAGTATACATGGCGGTCAAAAACTGATAGCGTTTTATTGATTCGAGTTTATCCTAATGAGGTACAAATACCTCGCACTTAAGGGGGGAATTTTCCCCCTTCTTTTTTTAGAGTTCGGATCCGCCCGTACCACCCGCACCAACATGACGGCATACACAAAGACAGGTATACGTAGTATACGTATATACCCTGTGTCTTTGCTCTGTCCTTGCGTGTCCTTACTGGGGGGGAGTAATTGTAGTATGATATCATATACTTACACGCCACAAGGACACAAAGACACACGAAATATGGGTGTCTTTACTCTGTCCTTACTGGGTGTCTTTGCTCATGTCCTTGTGATACTACTAAAATATATAGTAAATAGTACTTGCATTATATAAATACATAGGTATTCTTACAGATGAGGGGAGTAGTTTTACATCCTAGTTTAGTTCTCTCCTCACTTAACCATAGGCACAAGAGTGCAGGAGATAGTATGAAGATATTAGAAATGCCATCCGTAATGAGTCAACAACTACAGCAAATCTATGAGGATTGTTTGATTCTTCCAGAATATATGCGCAAGGAACTTGTAATCTTACTCACCTTGTCCACGTTGAATGACGAACAGATAAAGAAAACATTAACCGCAGCAATCAAAGAACGAGGGGTGAGTAATGATTGAATTAGTATTAGTTTTTATTATTGGCTTTGCGCTAGGTGTAGTGGTATCGCTACTAGGTATCAACGTATACCTGGCATGGCAAAACAAACACGACAAGGGGGACACATGTTGATAGCAATCGTGATCGTAATGTATACAGTAGGGTTGTCGATATGAGGGACAACAAAGAGATGAAGATGAAGTACAGTGTACTACCTTCTCGCATGGTACAAGACAAGCGCTTTAAGATATCACACTACAATGTGATGGTGTGTTTAGGCTGTCATGCGGGTAAGTCAGGGCTGGTATATCTAACCCACCAATCTATAGAGCTTGAGTGTCCGCATATCAAGAGGGAAACCATCAAGAAAGCATTGAATGAGCTGGTATTGTGGGGGTACTTGTACCGATTAGAGCCTAAGTTTATGCCAGGTCAGGTCAGCAAGTGGAAAACCAACCGTTATATGGTGGTCTATACACCCGATCAACCCATTCCAAAGTACGAAGACCTGAAGAAAGAGGTCGTGAACTTCGATCGCATGGATGAGGACACCCAAGCAGAGGTACAAGCAGAAGCACCGATAGATCTACGAGCCAATGCCGAAGAAAATGTACGGGTGTGTATGGAGGGGGTAAACGTAGCCAGTGGACAGCGCCCATTGTATAAGGTCAATGAATACTTATCCATTGTCAGCGACAACCTAACCATTGATAGAAATGAGGTGGTGGTATTTGCCAGAGCCTACATCAAACAACACAGACGCAACCCAAACCTAAAGGAGGTACTAACGTATGTTACATCTTGATCACTTACACCGAGCATCACTCGCAGGTACGAGCAACGGCTATAAGATTCTCAAGGCAGTGGACATGGTCAACACCAAGCACCAAGATCTATTGGAGTATGGAAAGTTCCGTATCATGTCTATGATTAGCGTTGATTTGTACGTCAACGTACGCAAACAAGAGGAGATTGTCTTCAAAAGATTTAACGAAGCACTCCAAGCTCACGACAAACAGGTAGGAATCGTCAAGAAGTTCATTGAAAGTGCCATGAGTTTAATTAAAGGCTACGAGCTGGTCATCAAGGGTGCTAAAGCTAATGGTTTGAGTAAGCTAGACTCGGATTGGTTTAACTTCGAGCGCTCAGACGGTAAGGAATTCTATGTCGTACCCAATGAGGACATGAAAAAAATATTGAAGATGGAATTAAAGAAAGATAATCTATGTATCTATTCAATGGAAGAATTGGCAATCCTAATATCAGATGACAACATAGCTTACGAATTTAAATCAAGGTTTGATGCTCAGGTAACGAAGAATGAAGCAACATCTCACTAAGGATGGACAGATCCACATCAGCTTACTTGATGTGGACAATGAGATCCCAGCAGAGCGAGATCAGTTCTGCTACTTGTACCTAGCATTGGAATACAACGTGCGTAAGAAGATAGAGAACGCATACTACAAGGCTTTATCACAAGGACTGATCGTTCGCAGACATGATGTCGTTGTGCAAAGAAGGGATGGTATCAATTACATAAGTGTGCATGTCAATGACATCTTAAGTAATATCAATATCATCAAACATTTAATAGAACCAACGGAGGTTTGAGTGCAGTTAAAACAGGAAGTCAAGAGTGCATACTACGCTAACTATAAAAAACAAGTGAACGTCAGTATATCTCCTGAAACATACGAAGGATTCAAGAGTAAGTGTGCAAGTTACGGGGTCAGCATGACCGCAGTCATCATACACACCATGCTAGAATTTATTGATAAACCAGACGGTAAACTAACAGCTAATGCTGAGGAGACATGGGAAGATGGCGCAAGATAACGAAGTGCAAGGGGATGTGATACAAATACCACAAGAATTTGTGTTACTTAAAGAAGAATACATACTTAAATTAAGCAAAAGATTAATCAGTCTAAGCATGGTGCGTAAGCATCCAGGTGCAGACTACATTGAAATCTTAGACGATCACATAGACAGTATTGTCGGGATTAAAAATAAGATTAAAGAAGTAGAAGAGATGATAGAAAACATTAAACAGCAACAGCAACCTACAGGAGTAGACAATGACTGACATGATGAAAGAGTTTGGCTTCGGATCCAACGAAGGTGATTTAGAAAACGAAACAGGTACCTACCCCACTATTATTAGATGGGCATGTACCGACAAGGCTTACACCGACAACGGTGGTGGGTGGTCGAGCTATGAAGGCAAAGATGAAAACGATAAAGCTGTATACAAATTAATCAAGATGCCTGAGAAGATGGCGATTGATATGCCTAACTTTAAACGTGGCTATCGTAAGTGGGTAGACAAAGTACCAACTGATGTGTTGGCAGGAGTGAATGATGATATGCCTGATGCACCCGCAGATGATTGGGAGCCTGTCATCATTATGAATATGTACAGTCCTAAGCTAGACTTTGTAACCTTTGCATCCAGTAGTAAGCTAGTGATCCGTAGTGTTGCATCACTCTTCAATGCGTTCAAAGACCGTACTGAAACAGCGCCACACTTGGTACCTTTTTGTACCGTAGGTGAAGAAGAGTTCAGTACCAAACATGGTACCTTTCATGTGCCAACCTTTAAGATCCATGCGTACTCAGCCAGACCTCCGCAATTGATGGGGGAACCAGCCAAACCAGAGACTAAGCCTATAGCAAAACCAATAGCAGAATCAATAGCATACAAAGCAAAACCTGAGCCTGTCGCAGATGAGTTCAATGATTCACTCGATGTAATGGATGATGACGATGACAGATTCTAATCTAAGTGGCGTCATCTTAGACATGGCAAAAAATATATGGGGAGAACCAACATCCGTTGGTGCTGACGGTATCTATAGATTCAAAAAATCTAAGGGCGTTGCTGTCAACGTAGCGGATGCAACTTGGTTTGACTTTACTGAAGGTCAAGGTGGTGGGGTGTTAGACATGGTCGACACTTACTTCCCTGATCGCAAACGAACAGAGGTGTTCAAACAATTTGGTGGAGTAGATTTTCTACTCGGGTTGATGGCGGGCATTCACGAACACATAGACATATAGTAAGTGAGTGGGATTACCATGACGAGCAAGGTCAGGTAGTCTACACCAAATTAAAGTACGAACCTAAAAGTTTTGCATGGAAGACACCGCAAGGGTATGGATTAAACGGTGCGACTAAGGTACCTTATAATCTTAAGGAATTGTTATTGGCTAATAACAAATGGGTATTCTTGTGTGAAGGAGAGAAGGATTGCTCAACGCTTGCTAAGGCGGGGTTTGTCGCTACTACTTTTGGTGGTAGCTCGGACCTTCCTGCTGAAGCACTCAAATATTTTAAAGACATGAAGGTGTTTATCTGCGGTGACTACGACAAGGCAGGTTCCAAACGTGTCAAGGCAACGTACGATGCGCTGTTACCCATAGCCAAAGAGGTACGTCATGCCTGGTTGCAAGAACCATTGCAATCAGAAGCTGTCAATGACGTTACCGATTGGTTCAGTCATGGTGGTACGGTGGAGAAACTAAGAGATCAAGTCAAAGCAGCTAAAGAGTATGAGCAGATGACCTTGAAACCAACACACACCATTTTTACCTACGATGACATACTACAGATGCCACCTCCTCGATGGTTGGTCAGTAATTATTTGTTAGAAAACTCAACCGCTATGTTGATAGGACCCAGTGGCAGTTACAAATCATTTGCTGCCCTGGATTTATCCTTATGTATTGCAACAGGTATGGATTACCACAGCAATCGAGTGCATCCAGCGGATGTATTGTATGTGGCAGGAGAAGGGAGTGGTGGTTATCGTGCTAGGATCGGTGCTTGGAAAGAACATTACAAGAAAAATATCAATCAGTTTTATTTACTGCCCAACCCGCTGGACTTTATGAAGGAAGAGGTGGTGGACAGTATCATAGAAGACATTGATATCCTTAAGCTGAACCTTGGCTTGTTTGTCGTGGACACCCTTGCCAGGTGTAACTCTGGTGAAGAAAATTCTGCTAGTGATATGTCTAAGTTTATCAATAACTTAGATAGGATTAGAATCCATACGGGTTGTACCATTCTGATCGTGCATCACACAGGTAAGAACGCAAGCCTTGGTGCCAGAGGTAGCTCCAGTATCTATGCTGCGATGGACACCAGTCTTGAGATAGCCAAGCAAGAGATGATTATGACGGTAACGTGCGACAAACAGAAGGATGCACCACCGTTTGAGCAGCAACAGTTCACCATGCAAGAGATTAATTTCTTAGGCGGTACCTCATTGGTGCCTGTCTTGGACGACAACCCAATTCAGGTTAGCATGGATGATGTGATGTTAGAAAAACTGGATGAGATGTTGGCGCAAGAAGGTGTGTTACAAAAACATGTTGACATACCTGCCGATCAGACGGTTATCAATCGTTCACGTTTGCGTGAGGTTACCTTAGATATGTTTACAGGTACCAGTAATACTAAGAGCAAAGGATTCGTAAGAGTAATTGAAAGGTTGATTGCTACCAATAAGGTATGTTACACAGGCAACGCTCGGTCCAACCAATGGTTGTGGTTGAAAGAGCAACACAAAAAAAATGACAATAAATTTTAAGGAGATTTTATGAAAGGTTTTGGAAAGCTAAGCCCAGACGATAGGATATCAGCAAGTCTAATACCTATGCTGTATGACCGACCTCACAAAGTATTAGAGATGCTACGCAAAGCTATCGATGGCGAAGAACGAGTCAACAATTTTGACATCAAAGTGCTGGAGCGTATGAACATGGGTAATTTTCTAGAAGAAAGTATTATGAATCTAATAGAAGAACGATTGGACATCGAACTTAAATATCCTATTGATGAAGTGATGTCGATAGAAATAGGCATGTCTGCTGACCGTAAGCCATGGGATCTTTATGCTTCATTGGATGGTATGTTCTATGCGACCAGCGCTACCGTTGTAAACCCAGAGGATCGCAGGATATATACAGAAGATAACCAACCCATGACGTTGCTAGGACCCGTACCGATTGAGGTTAAGAACATGCAACACAAACCTTATGACAACATTGAGTGTATGACTCAAGACTATGGGCGTGGTTACTTACAGCTACAACTACAGATGCTGATAGCCGAAGCTAAGTTTGGTATCATTGGTTGTTTGTTCAACGGCAATGACATGCGTGTCTTTGTGGTAAAAGCTGACAAAAAAATTCAGGACACCATCAAGGAAAAAGCTTTGACCTTGTACCAACACATCGAAGATGGTACTGAGTACGAGCCGCATGATGTAGAAACTATGGCTAGTAAGCACCCAGATATCAAACAAGATCAAATAGATTTGGATGAGAAATTATTAGATGAGGTTGATAACTACGATGACATCGTGCAACAAATGGCAGAACTGGCAGAAGCAAAGGAGCAATCACAAATGAAAATGATTGCAGCGTTAGGTGATGCTGAGGTAGGCATCATCAATCATTCTGGAGGAGTGGTTAGATTTACTAGGGGTATTCGTAACTACAAAGCACAACCTGCTAAGTATGTTGAAGCGAAACCTGCTAGAAAGATCAGAGCTAAGACGGTATCAATCAAACGTCTTCAGGATGATTGGAATTAACTCGGCATTTATCAATAAAAAATTCTGCATCGATTACGACTAAGGGTTTCTTGTTATTCTTTTTCATAATAACAATAGGCTCGTAGTCACCGCAGTTAGCCTTAGCTTGTTCGTAGGCTTCCCACACGTTGAGCTTCTGTACATTCTTACACTCGATAGAGTAAGGAAACTTCTGTCTGGCAGCACGAGCCATGATGAGATCCTCACCACCTGCACCCATACTCCTGGACTCTATGTCTTCTGGGTGTACTGCTAGAATAGTAATGAGTTTATCTCGTACCCATTGCTGTAGTATTCTACCTTTTGCTTTCGCTGATTGTGGTTTCATTACCGTACATTTAATCCTCTGGTATGCAGTTATGTATTCTTGTCCAAACCTCATTCAAAGTTTCTAAATCATCATATAAAATATGATCCATATTATTTTCTATAAATTTTAATAGTTCTTGACCAAGCTCATTCTTATCCATTTTTACTCTCCCCTTAATTACTTGCCTGTTTTCTTTTGCGCTATCTTATGAGCAGCGCTGAATGATTTACCACGCATCATCTCAGCCACCATCAGATTCATGTGCTTAGCTGAATGATGCTTCTTATGTTTCTTTAATGTTGCTTGTTGTGTTTTAGTCAGTTCTTTCATTAGCTCTTCTTGTGTTTGTTGGCAAAGTTACGTGCAGATTGTCTGTTTCTAAAACCCCATGCTTTAAATGATAACGCTAATCTTGTAGGTTCTCCTTTCTTATTTTTTAACGGACCATCATTCCCAGCCATACGTGCTGCAAAAGATACACGTCTTGGATTGGTGCCTGTTTTTATTGGTGCTTTCACCCCAAAGTGTTTCCTGCCTGCTGCGTTCAAGCCACCCTTCGGGTTCTGATGTTTCTTTAAGGTCATCGTCTAACTAAACTCCCGCCAAAGTATAACCCTATGATACTAGATACTACGTGTGTGTCTAGTGGTGTAATGACCAGACCATCCAAAGGTTTCCATAGTGTCATGTCCGTACTGCTACTGAATATCCAGAAGCCTTTCGATACTACTTCAGTATAACCCACGTAGATATTTAAACTAGGATCAATGAAAGGTGCAAGCTTAGGCAGCACAATGATTGCCATCACACACATCAAAGCAATGTATCTTCTGGTATGCTTGGTAAATGTATCGGTAACGTTACGTGCCTTGTCAAATTGTTTGGATTGGAAGTCTGCTCTTGCCATCAACATCTTTTGTTGCTCGGCTTTGTCTTTACTGTTCTGTGCCATGATACCTAAGATACCACCCAGTACAGTTGATGCACCCATTGACAGTAGTTCCATTGGTATACCCATGTTATCTCCCTAGTGGATTG